CAGACATACTCACAAGTAGCCGAGCTATCTGACTTGTTCCAAAGCAAGCTCCTTGCCTTGTTCATGTACGACAATTGCACCGCTTGGTTGCAAGTCCCGCTATTCCCTGCATAGGGACGGATAGCGTTTAGAATGTATGCAACATCGTTGAGCATATCTTATCGCATTGTGGTTCCACGACCCATAGCCTTGCCTGTGGCATAACCACGGGCAACAGCTTTAGAAGGGCCAATCTTGCTCTTTCTAGCCCCCATTTTGAGATTAGGAGAAGACTTTGCTTTGAGCATCTTCTTCCTCATCCCTTTTTGGGTAGCCATATTAAAGCCAATCAGCAGAAAAAGGAGTTCCGCGACCCATCGAAGTCTCACCAGCAGGGCCACCAACAGAGAATGCACTCTGGGTTTTCTCGCCAATGGCTTTGATACGGGCAGTACGGGCATCCTTATAGGCACGAATGGTGGCAATGTCGTTCTTCAGCGTAACCTTCTGCATAGGGCAGGGCATAGCTGAATCAGAGACAATCCCACGCTCGGTCTTATCAACCGTGTATTGGACTCCGTGAGATGCCATATTATTTCTTGGAAGAACCGCGACCGGGGGAGGAGGGTTCGGGCTGTTTAGCTCCAGCATAGAAAATTCCGCTGAACTCATTGCCGCGAGGATTGTTTCCAAGGTTTTCCTTGGCGTGTCCACGGGTGCTGAATCCCTCACTTTGCAGTTTAGGCTCGGTAGCCCTGTTGGTGTTTTTAGCCATTGTAGTATTAGTTAGTTGTTAGTTTCGGGGTTAAAGGGCGGCAATATTTGCTACCGACCAAATAATTTGGGTAATTTTGTCAGTAGTTGTATTAATATTTGAATAGAAAGTAAAGCCAGTAGTTGTTTGTGTGCCTGTAGCCAAAGTCCAATTCATATCAGCAGTTGTTGGGGTTCCTGTGGCAACAAATGTAATATTGATGGTGTAATTGGCGTTGGGCATTGCCGTAGGAAAAGTAACAACATATGTACCAAGCCCATTGGTAATTGTGCTAATCGTGCCAGTTTGGGGAGTAACAGCATCAAGTGTATTCTGAATGGTCAGAATACTCTGTTGGAGCGATGTAATCTGTTGAGGAGTAACCTCATTCAAGAATGGGATATTTACAGTACCATTGTTGAGATACAGAGTAATAAAGCTATTGAGAATATCGCTCCACTTACCTTCTGGACAATAGTTTGCTGGAACTGTTGGGAATAACAGTTGAGCAGGAGAACTTTGGTTGTTCATAGGTTCTTAATTTATAAGGGTATTTTCTTTTACTTGCAATGCTTTTATCCGTTTACAGCGGCAACGGAAGAGGAAAGAGGAACGATTCGATAGTAATCAAGATCATTGATAGGACAGCAATTTACTGGCTCTGGATCGTTGTAGAACGTATCTGGGCAATATCCCTCTGGAAGATCAATCTTGTCATTAAAGATAACGGCAAGCCTAATCCTATCAACAATACATGAACCAGTTAGGTTAATCTTTATTTGAAACTCTGATCCTTCTTGCAAGGGAATTTGATTAAAAGATTCACACTTATCTATATCTGGACTAGGAAACCTTATTTGTTGGTATCTAGGTTGAGAAATAACTGGTGTGCAATAAGTTGCAATTGGAGTGCATTCGTTAAGGCCAATCTTAATCGGGTCTAATAGGGCATTAAAACAGGCATATGAATCTGGCCTAAAATCACAACTTGCGGTGATTTCTTCCTTGAGATTTGACACCCACATTTCTCCACCAACAAGTTGTTTTCTAACAAACTTGGATGCTCCTTGATTTGGTACAAAATCAAACCTCTTGGTGATAAAGAAAGATTTAATTGGAACGCTCCCATATACTTGGGAATAATCATCAATGCCAGTAGCAAGTACACTACTATTTTGAAGCTCATAAATTCTATTCACGCCATCGGCATCGTATGAAAAACAGAACCCCCTTTGAACGCCATTGATTTGGGCAGTAAGAAGTTGCGTAGGCTGTGGCCCTTCCCACAATCCATTCCAGCGTGTAGGTAGGGCGGCATCAGCCTCAATCCTGCTTTCTTGTTCAACATCCAGTACAATCATTGCCCTGCTAGGACGATGCAATCCATAAGAAGGATTAGCGTTTGCCACCGTAAATGGTGAAACAGTAGCAATTAAACGATTGTCAAAAAACATGGCAGACTCAAACTGCCTCAACCAAGGGGTATCGTAGTTTACCCAAGGTTGTACCTCCCTAGAGATTTTCTTAAAAGAAAGGGCTTGGTAGAAATCCACTTGAGCATTGTTGTAGAACGCCCATCCATCATCAGAACGAAAATACACATCATTGTTCACCCCTGTAACGCTCCAAGGGGAACGGCAACCTCGACCAATAAGTGAAACCTTCTGGATATTGTTGAGTTGCCAAGTCGCACGATCTTGTGACAGGTCAAGGGTAAATGAACCATTCTCACAGAAAACAACCAATTCACCCTGTCCACGTACATTAATATTCAGCGATGGCATTACCCTCATTCCTGTAATCAACCCTAGATTTGCTGGAGGAGTGAACGACCCGCCTTCAGCCCAATACGTTTGCTCTGTAAAGTTTTGGGTATTGGAAGTGGTTGTGAACCCATTACCATAAATAATATCAGAAACATAGATATTATTCTGTGCGTTACTTACGACAACACGACCATAGGCATAGGCCATGATCGTTCCAATCGGCATTTGGTTTGCCGCAGGATTTAGCCTGTACACATTGTCAGGCTGTGCTGGAGTAATTGTAGAAGTAAGAACAGTTGTCGTAGCAATGTTTGACCAAGGGGTTGCAGATCCATCTGGATAAACCGATCTTACTTGGAAGGAATATGACGTATTTGATGCGGCCACTAGATATGTATAAGAAACTTGAGCCGATGATAGTACTGCAATTGTATTAAAAAGATTGCCTCCATACTGTACTTGGATTTCGGTTTGGACAGATCCCGGCGCATTGTTTGTCCAAGTAAGTTGGATGTTTGCCGAAACCATTCCCTCGGCTTGCAGATTAGTTGGTTTTCCAGAAATATTTCCACCCCATGCAATAGGGTTTTGGTATCCGTTTTGCACATAGACCCAATTCTCGGCTTGCACAAACCATGTGTGCATAAGCGTAGGATCATTGCCACCAATTAGGGGATATAGTGTGCAAATATTATTTACTATACCAATGAAAAATATAGTACCAGCTACCGAACAAATTATGCCATCTACAGAGCCGGGGCTTATTGCCTTGTATTGATATGCCCCTTGAAAGTTCCCTGTTTGGAAAAGCGTCAGATATGCAGGATCGTATCCGTAAGCAAGGTTGATTTGGAGATCCGCAAATGGTGGTCTTGTGGCGTTTATGCCCTGCCTAAACGAACGATTTACACATGAAGAAACATATGTTGCTGGCAAAACGCTTGGATGCGTTTCGGCATCCATAGCGACTGTAGCAACTGTTCCATCGTAAACCCGTGTATCATTAGCCATTACTTATGGTCTAGGTCTTGATGCAGTAAACCATCGCAATATTTGCGGGGCGATTTTCTGTGCCACCAGTACTTTGAATTGTAATACCAGTTGTAGCAGAATTGATCGTTGTCGTTGTAGCCGCAGATTGAGATCCACCTCCAAGTCCCGATCCAGATATAATTCTTTGAGCATTTGATGTATGCGTATGACCGGGATCAGTTACTCCGTGAGTATGCGAAGCAAAAGCACTTGCTTGGCTGGTTCCGAATGTTCCAGAAGTCGTACCATCGGCATTAGTTCCGTATCCACGAACAAAATATCCACGCATATCGGGAACAGCAAATGTCCCTGTGCTTCCTCCGTAAGTATTTCCAAGTAATGCGCCGAGGTCTGGATAAGAAGCAACTGTATAGATTGTGCCATCACATACCAACCAACCAGAGGGAACAGTACCCGTAGTTACATTATAAGCAAAGGGAAGAATCGCACCAGATGGCACAACAGTTCCAAGGAATGTTGTTGCGGCTACGGCAACGGGATTTCCATAACCATCCCAAGATGCAACTTGAGTTGCATTTCCAGAAAGCTCATAAACACTATTTGCCGTTACTCCAGATGGAGGAATAGATGCAGATTTGCAAACAATGCCAGTATTAGGAACAATTGAATCAATGGTTCCCCAAGTACTTTGTATGCCACTAGGGGCATATACAGGGAATTGAGTTTTGGCAGAAACGCTAGGGGTGAAAGCGGAAAGCTGACCAGTGGGGCTAGTTGCTTGAAGCTGTCCTTGGTTTGCGGTTGCCTGACCAGATCCACTTCCAAGAAATACAGGGTTGGAAGAAGAGGCATCGCCCCACGAGATCAAAGCTGTAGAAGCATTGTAGAACAGGATACTATTAGAATTAATGGTAGCAACTGTGTACTTGCAAGATGCAGAATCCTCACCAACTACTCTTTGAATGCTACCAACGCCAAGCGGGTAACAAGCTGTGGGGAAATTGGGGTTGCAGGCAGGAGGTGCGTATTGGACGGTATTTGCACATCCACACCCTCCCAAAGCATTGTAGTTGTTACAGCATGACATAGATTTTTAAGTTATAGGATAAATATAAAGTTAAGTCAAGATTTCGGGCCAAGTGGCCTTTATTTCTGGTAAAGTATCTGGAAGAGGGGTTTTTGTCACATCACGAAGAGCCTGTTTTTGAGATGCTATTTCTGCGGCTTTAACAGAGTCATTGACTTCCAATGCCCTCATGTATTGGACATCAAGAGATTCCAGCAATGGCTTTCTAGCTTCCCTAAATTTGTCAAGATGGATTGCTTTGGCCTTGTCAATATTACAGGAAATACCCATGTGTTGGTACTCAAAGGCATCGAAGTAGTCGTTGTCTAGATCACCTAGATCATCCACGACTGCGTACTCAACACCCTCCGGAACATCCTTGATAGCGTCTCTGTAATCACCCGTTGGTATGATGACTGCAACTTGTCCGTTAGGCTGGGGATAGATGATGAATGGCATATTAGTTTCCGAAAATTTGGACGTTGGCGTAAGCGGCGTCAACGGGGGCAGCGATTGTTCCGACGCTTCCTGAAAAGATTCTGCACGAATTAACCGTTGGAACTGCCTGTGCAACATTCATGCTAAAATAAGAAGCGGAACCCCCGCTTCCAACACTCATGCAGACAGCATAATTCGCATCTGCCATAGC